CATAGCGTTAGCTTCGAGAAGGGTGTTTACAAAATCTTGAGAAATATCTTTCATTTTTTAATTACCTATTTTATATATTGTTCTTACTTAGGAAGTAAACAGCTTTATTCTAACTTCTAGATATAATAATGGAACAAGAATTCTTCGATAACATTGAAAAAAATCCAATTATTGGGATTTTCGGAGATACTGTATTTCCTAATAAATCTATAGGGGAAGGGATTAGAGAAAAATCCAAAGTAATTTCAGAGCTTAAAAGCTTGCTTCTAAAGATGGATCCTAAGAAAGTATACATTATTCCTCATAGGGGGGTAAATTTAACATCCCTTACGATTTTACAGTATTTAAATATCCCATATACTATTGTAAACCCTTATCGAGGTTATTTTAATAGTACTCACAATAGAGACAAACTAAAAATTGTTTTTGGCATGGAAAATAGTTCTTCGGTTATTACGGTAGGAAAAAATCCTAAAAATGCTAGAGGGACCCTAAAAGCTTTATCAGACACAGAAGATTTTGTTATTGACAGATCAGATCTCATTATTTCTATTAATGGTAATAAACCAGACAATAAATCAATGAATTTACTTAAAAAACTTCCTGAATCTGGAAAACATATAATATTTTTTAAATATTAACAAAGTTATAACGTTATTTAATGTGGAGGGGTAGATTCTTTTTGAACAGGTCCGCAAACGCTTCCCTGTTTTCATGCCAAGAGGTCTTACCCTTAATCTCCCCTCTAGAGTAATGGATGACCTGTAAAGGTATGACTCTGTTTCGGAGACCCTTCATGTGTGCTTGAGATGTATAAAAGATATCATAAAAATCCCAATTCCCGGGAAAACATTTAGGCTTCTTTAGTTGGATAGTATTCACGGTTCTTCCTTTTGCTGCGAGGAATAATCCGTCCATTACCACAACATCCCCCAAAGGTCCAAAGTACGTTTGGAAGATTTCAGCCTTTTTATCCCCGTGATAAACACTTCCCGCTAAAGGATTAAGATGTGAATCCGCATGTGGAGTCTGCATGTCTTCCCACCAAACACAACTTGATCTGAGGAGACGAGTACCAGCTAAACCTACAAATCCAGAATTGGAATCCTCTAAGTTCTTTTCTATAAACAAGTTAAAGTCCCAAGGACTTGTTAAAACCTCAATATCATCGTGACAGAAGATAACAAGATCATCCGCTTTAATATCCTGATCCTTAACTCCAGTATCAAAAGCTTCAAAGATATTCTCAAACCCTACTAAAGGAACAACTCTCCATTCGGCTAGTTCAAAGAAATGCCTTAAGGTTTTTTTGATTTTACCGTCTCGAGTTGGAATAAAAGCGACTTTTTTCATTTTCTATATAATTACACACTATTATAGGATGTTTTTATGGTTTCTAAAAAAGAAGAAATATTAGAAGAACTTCGGAAATGCTCCGAAGATCCCGCCTATTTCATTAGAAACTACGTAAACATTGAGCATCCTATTAAAGGCATAGTACCTTTCGATTTATATCGATTTCAAGAAAAAATTATTAGTGAAGTTGAAGAATACCGATTTAACATTATTAGGAAGTTTAGACAAGCGGGAATTACTACTATCTGTGCGGCGTATTCCCTTTGGGCTATAATCTTCAAAAATAATCACAATATTATGGTTGTCTCTATTGGAGATCGGGAATCTACCGCATTTCTTCGCAGAGTAGTTCTCATGTATGATGATCTTCCTGTATGGCTTAAACCAAAGATTACTGAAAAAAACAAACACTCTTTGTACCTTAGCACTGGAAGTCGTGTAAGAGCTCAACCTGCTGGTGCTGGACGAGGTGAATCTGTATCTCACTTGATTGTTGATGAGGCTGCATTTGTTGATAAGATGCGTGAGTTTTGGGCTGCGGTGTACCCTACGATTTCTACCGGAGGTAAGGCTACTTTGATTTCAACAGTTAATGGAATGTCTAATCTATACTACGAGCTTTACCGGGATGCGGAGTTAAAGAAAAATTCTTTTAACGTATTAGACCTTCATTGGAGAGAGCATCCAGAATACACTGACGAGTGGGCTAAGGAGAATAGACCTATTATTGGGGAACGCATGTGGGCTCAAGAGTATGAGTGTGAATTCCTTGGTACAGGAGATACTTTTATAGATGGAAACACCTTGAAGCGTCTAAAAGGAAATTCTTGCGAGGACTACTCGACTAGACACTCGGGCAAACTTAGAGTATTTCGGGAGCCTGACCCGTACCACCAGTATGTGCTAAGCGTCGATACCTCTTTTGGTAGAGAGCGTGATTACTCTGCATTTCAGATTATTAATCTTTACAGTGGTGAGCAAGTAGCAGAGTTCTATTCAAACACCACTCCAATCTCTAACTTTGCAAAAATTATTAAATCAGAAGGTGATGCTTATAACACGGCTCACTTAGTAGTTGAAAGGAATGGTTTGGGGATTGCACTGATTCAAGAACTATTTGATGTTCTTGAGTACGAAAACATGTGGATGGATGACAAAGGAGAATTTGGAATCCAGATCACTACTAAAACGAGAGAAGGAGTACTCTCCTCTTTAGAGGAAGCTCTTCGAGCTTCCAAGTTCAAAATTAATTCTGAGCGGACAATTGATGAGTTGATGACCTTTATTGTGAACGACAGCGGTAAAGTTCAGGCTGATGACGGCTATCATGATGACCTAGTTATGAGCTTAGCCCTTGCAGCCTCTGTTCTTGAGGAGTTAAAAGATAATGCTCCTATTATTCCTATGGGGACTAAAGATTTGAACGAGGATAATCCAATTAAAGAACAATATAATATTCCAATACACATATCTAATAATGATAAAACCACTGAGGACATGTCATGGGTGATAAAAGACTAAACGAAGATAATCTTAACGAATCGTATACTGAATTCGGCCAGTTCAAAGCCGGGTATGGAGCTACCGGAAGCGGAGCTCTTTCAAGCTTCTTTGGGAAGTTTTTTGCTCGTAGGGGACGTAAGTTCACAAAAGGCGGAAGACTTGCAGGAGATGCCGCTACAACCTCAGATACCTTTGAGGGTGTTCCAGGTATTGGAGTTTCCAAAGGACTTCCTAAGTTGCCTCAGGTTGAATACGAACGAAAACGTAGGTATAAAGAGTATGAGGATATGGATGAGTATCCAGAAATCGGAGCCGCGTTGGACATCTATTCTGATGATGCATCGCAAAAGAATATCCGAGGAGAGGTTTTTGAGGTTAATGGTCCCAATGAGCAGATTGAATCTATCGTAAAAGATTTTCTTGAAACTGCAAAAATTAAAGAGTTTATCTGGGATATTATTCGTAACGTATGTAAGTACGGAGATTGTTTTATTGAGAATATTGTGGACCTTAATAACCAAGATGCGGGAATCCAAAGAATTAAAATCTTAAACCCCAACTATGTCTCCAGGGTTGAAAATAAGTATGGGTACTTGGAAAACTTCCTACAGGAGATTCCAGAAGCTAAAAGTGCTTTTCTTCCCGATCCTAGTCAAGGGATGGGTCAAGGAACTGGCAAGTATATGAAGCTCGATAAGGAGCAGGTCGTTCACTTTAGAACGCATACTTCCGATCCAAATTTTTACCCTTATGGCAAGTCAATCTTAGCCGCAGGAGTAAGAGCTTGGAAGTCTTTGAAGCTTATGGAAGATGCTATGCTCATCTACAGGTTGGCACGTGCTCCAGAAAGACGTGTGTTTTATGTCGATGTAGGTAACATGCCTACTTCTAAAGTAGAAATGTATATGGAGCGTCTTAAGCAGAAGTTTAAGAAAGAAAAGTTTTGGGATGGTCAAACAGGTAACATCAGTGAAAGATATAACCCTTTATCCACGGACGAAGATTTCTTTGTTCCTACGAGACCTAAAGGTTCAACTAAAATCGAAACCCTACCAGGAGCTCAAAATCTTGGCGAGACCGACGATGTAAAATACTTTAGAGATAAGCTCCTTGCAGCACTTAAAGTACCCAAAGATTATATTGTAGAAAAGGATAAATCTCCAGAGCGCAAAGCAAACCTTTCCCAATTGGATATTAAATTTGCACGTGCGGTTACTAGAATCCAACGAGAGGTAGAGATTGGACTTACCATGCTTGCTAAGAGACATCTTACTCTTCGCAATATTCCAGGTCATCAACTCATAGGTCTTGAAGTTGTTCTATGTCCTCCTTCCGACATGTTCGAAAAGAGACGGCTAGAATTGGATGATCAAAAAATTAGAGTAGTTCAAGCCGTTAAGGGTTTGGAATTATTCCCGGATGAATGGATTTATGAAAACTATTTCCAAATGACAGAGCAAGGTATTAAAGATACTATGTCTAAAATGGAAGCTCAAAAGGAAAAGCAAGCTGAAGCGATGGCAGCTCAAGATCCTATGGCAGGGGGAATGCCTCCCCCTATGCCGGGAGAAGAAGGTATGGAAGGTGAAGAAATGCCTCCAGATGAGGAGCCTGTATAAATTTCTCAAATAAAAATAGAATAATATCTGTATATAAAATAGGAAAATAACCATGAATTTCGAAAATAGAAACAAGGACTTAACCAATATCCATAAAGCAGCTGATTACCTTAGCCGTTCCCTTAGAGAGAACTTGAAGGTTTTCTCTGTAGATTCCGCCAATGGAAGAGTAACATTTCTCTCTGAGGCAGAGGTTGCTATCCATTGTGACTACGAAATCTCCAAAGGATCCGCTCACCTGTCTAACTTTGATATTGAACCAATCGCAGTAATGCTTTCAGAAAAGAAAGTTAGTGATAAGATTGAAGGGTCTATTTCAGAATTTGTATCTTCACTTCGTGAAAACAGATACGATGTGGCAGATACTTCTTTTGACGATGTTATTGGGTTATTTGAAACTCGTAGTAATCTTAAAGATTTAAATTCTCGTGTAGGAAAGCATATGGCATCCTTTGATGATAAAACTAAGATTATTGAGTCTGAAGAATTTAGTAAGTTAGAGCAGATTAAGGATATCATGGTTTCTTATATCTCTGAAAACAAAGAAAAGGTTTTAGGCAATAAAGATATTTCTAACTCTTTGAGAGTTGCTAATGCTCTCAGAACTGCTTTTAACGCTCCTGATACTAACTACGAAAGCTTAGTGGAAGGTGCAAGATTCTCTGTAGATCTCTGTGCGGATGCTTCTCTTTACGAAATGATTTGTAAGCAGGAGTTGGTTCGCCAAGAACTTCTCGAGGCTAAAGAAGAATTTGCAAACACATGGATCTCTAACGACGCTATCCAAAATCTTGCATCTTGTATTTACGCTAAGGACGAAGCTCTACAAGAAACTCTTAAAAACATCTTGGAAGAAGTTCCTTACTTTGCATTCGCTACCAAATCGGACTTGAACGAAGTATTCACTTCTGTGTTCGAGGTAAACTCCACAGATGTGGTGACCAAGAAAGAAATTAAAGAATTCACTCGTAAGTTGTACGAGTGGAAAAAGCCTGCAAAGGAAGAGATTACCCAACTACTTGATGAGAAGTATGGAATCAACGTTGCAAACCTCAAGTTTATCCCAACGTTTAGTAACTTGGCAAGAACTCAGTCCGTAATGTTTGAAGTTCTTTCGATGCTTTCTGAAGATAATAGTCTTGTACAAGACATCTCAAGAGATTTCTCTAAATTCATCTCCAAGAAAGGTGGTGTTGAAAC